AGAAGCCTTCCATGGCCGAACGCCGTAAGGCAATGAACCCCAACCAATACGCTCACGGCGGTAAGGTTCATCACAAGGCTTTGGGTGGCGCAATGCCTATGGGCGCTGCTCCTATGGCTCCTATGGGCGCCGCTGCTATTGGCCAAATGGCTCCTGCCATTCGCGCCGCTCGTGCTATGCAAGTCCGCAAGGCCTTGACTGGCATGAAGAAGGGTGGCCACGCTGGTATGGAAAAACATATCGAAAAGCTGGAAAAAGAACTGCACCACCACGAATCTTTGGGCATGAAAGAAGCACACCACAAACATGGTGGCAAGATTCATCACAAAGCCGAAGGCGGTAAAGCTTCTGGCAAGGCTCTCGACAAGTTCGAAACCAAAACTACTATTGAAAAAGACGAAAAACCTTTCGTTAAGACCAAAGTGGTTGACGGCGACCATGCTGACAAGCACCACGGCACCGGTTCGATCAAAGAGAAGAATGCTGGCGGTTACAAACGTGGCGGCAAAGTCCATCACAAAGCAACTGGCGGCGATATTCCTGCTGATACCGACAAGAAGAAGAACCCCGGCCGTACGGTCATGGGTGGCACTATTGAAGGCAATGAGCACGACTTTGAAAACACCGAGATGCACGAAGCTGAACGCGACCGCGCTCACGGCACTGGCGGTGTTCGCATGAACAACGCTGGCGGCTTCCGTCACGGCGGCAAGGCTCACCACAAGATGCACCACAAGGCAACTGGTGGCGCTATTGAAGGCAACGAAATGAAGTTCGCCATCAACAACGTGGACGGCACTCCCAAGGGCAAGACCAACACCAAAACTGGTGAAGTCAAAGAAGCCAATGCTGGTGGCTACAAGCGTGGAGGGCATGCCACAAAAAAAGCCTACGCTACGGGGGGGAATGTTAACGATCAAGGCAAGGCAGAAAAAATGCCTCGTCACTTCGTTAGCCGCCCCGTAGCTAACAGCCTGCAATCTGGTACCTTTGCCAAAGGCGGTAAAGTCGAAAAAGAGGAAAAGGCTAATCTTCGTCTCTTAAAGACCCATACCGGCCCTAAAGGCCATGTAGCCAAGGTTTACAAAGACCGTGATTGGGATGAGCATCGTGTAAAGTTCTTCAGCCCTGAAGGCAAGCACTATTCCGATGCTGATTACCATACCGATGACTTGAGCGATGCTCATGACACCGCACAAGGTCAATTAAGCCGCTACAAAAAGGGTGGCAAGGTTCATCACTTTGATGAGGGCGGTCGTTTGGCCACCCCTCAAGCGGTTGGTGATCCTGCTCCAGTTAGTTCTAGCAAACCCACAAGTTCTGCTGGAACACGACTGGCCACGCCACAAGCTGTCAATGATCCTGCTCCAGTGTCTCGCCCAAGTGCTCAAAAGGCATCACAAGGCAAGAAACGCGGCGGACGCGCTTGTTAAACAGCGGGGGCTTCGGCCCCTGCTTCTTTGAGGAATTATCATGAGTAATGGAATCGTTGCATCAGTAACTCGTGCAGGGGCTTATGAGCCGTTTGACCTTCAAGTTGCTCGTGGCCAAATCTTGGGCCACACAACCGTCAGCATCTTTGGCTATCAAGCATCGGTCGGTACAACTTCTATCCCAGTTTGGGAAAACGCAAGCACATACACTTATCCCACCTCAGCGACCACGCTGACGATGGTGAGTAGTTCTGCTTCAGACAATACATCGGCATCGGTTTTGATCAGTGGCCTTGACGCCAACTTCAACCCGTTGTCTGAAACCTTGTTCTTGAACGGCACAACTGCTGTGACGACTGTCAACAGCTATTTCCGTATTAACAACTTGACCTTGGCCAGCGCAGGCACCAGCCAAAGCACCAACGTGGGCACGATCACACTGAAGCAAAGCACTAATACGCTGGCTCAGATCAACCCCGGCATTGGTCGTTCGCAAAGCACCGTGTACACCGTGCCTGCTGGTTACACTTTCTTCTTGGATTGGGTTGAAGTCAACACATCGAACTCCTACACCGGCAGCGTCACTGTGACCTACAAGGTGCAAGCTGGCGACAACGTGTCTGGCGTGAACCGAAACGTGTTGCAACAGCCTTTTGTGTCGCTCTACAGTGCTAACCGGATTGCTGATCCGTATGCTTATTCACAAAAGACTGACATCCAATGGCAGTTGTCAACGAGTTCCAGCACAGTTGCTGCTGGCGTTATCGTGATTGGCAAGCTGATCCAAAACAATAACACCCTAACCGTACCCGGAGGTTAATCATGCCCTTGATCAAGTCCAAATCGGAAAAAGCTTTTAAGCACAACATCAAGGCTGAGATCCACGCTGGTAAGCCTGTTAAGCAGGCCGTGGCCATCGCCTACAGCGAAAAGCGTCACGCTCACAAAGCGCATGGCGGCAAGGTTTCGACCTGCCACGAAAACCCCATGTGCAAGGGTGGCTGGTAATGGCCAAGCCGGGGCTTTACGCCAACATCCACGCAAAGCAGGAGCGCATCGCTCACGGTTCTGGTGAAAAGATGCGTAAACCCGGCTCTAATGGTGCGCCCACGGCTGCTGCGTTCAAAGAGTCAGCGAAGACCGTCAAAAAGAAAGAAGGCGGTGTGTCGCTGGCTGTTGGCCGCGGTGAGAAGTTGCCTGTTTCCAAAGGTGCTGGCTTGACTGAAAAAGGTCGTGCCAAATACAACCGTGAAACTGGTTCGCATTTAAAGGCGCCACAGCCTCAAGGCGGCTCCCGAAAAGACTCGTTTTGTGCCAGAATGAGTGGTGTTGTAGAACACTCAAAAGGCGATGCTGAACGTGCAAAAGCATCGCTGAAACGCTGGAAATGCCCCGGCTGGTAAAGGAACAAACATGTCCGATCTGAAGTCAATGATCAAGGCCGTGGCTGAAGCGCATAACGCCAAGAACCCCGGCCGCCGCATTTCGATTACCGACCCCATGACTCGTGAACAGTCAGAGGAGCGTCAGGAAAAGCGCCGTCAACAAGAGGCTGTTGAGGCCAAAGAACGCGCCAAGAAAGATGCGGCTGACCTGCCCAACCTTGAAAAGCGTCATGCAGAGATGGCCAAAACTTACGAAGGCGGTAAAAACTATCGTTACGCCGACCGTGAGCAGAATTTGTCTGACTATGAGCGCAAGGCTCGTGACATTGAACCAGAAATGAACAAGCTGGGCGCTCGTATCAGCGCAGCCAAGGCTGGTGGATACAAGCAAGGCGGCAAGATTGACTTGAAGCACTGCAAGATCAGCACCGTTGAGAAGAGCCACAAGCACAAAGACTGGTGAGGTAACCAATGGCTTACAGCGGAACAGTAGGACAAACGGTCGTTACGACCCAACAAATGATCGACCAAGGCGCCCGGATGTCGGGCAAATTGGCCGAAGAGTTGACTGTCGAGCAAATTCAGGCCTCTAAACAGGCCTTGTACTACGTTCTGAGCAACTTGATCAATCAAGGCATCAACTATTGGGCGATTGACAAGAAGGTTTACGGCTTCAACGCCGATCAATTTGAGTATCTGCTACCTGTGGGTGGTAATGACGTTTTAAACGCGCTGTATCGCCGTTTAAACCGCCCTACGCCTGCCCAATACGGCGGATACTTCGGCTCATCCGGTGTTGTTGGCCTTGCGTTTGACAACAATGTGCTGACTGCCGACACCCAGACATCGCCGAACGGCTACATTGGCATCAACTATGGTAGCAACAACCCCATTTATGCGGGTTCGATTGGTATCTTGCCTGCCACTTCTGGCCAGTTCCACATTTATTTGGAATGGTCGAATGACGGCGCCACATGGAATCTGCTGGAAGACACTGGCGTGACCACATGGGTCAGCGGCCAGTGGCTATGGTACGACATTGACCCCGGCGTGACATGCCAGTATTACCGTATGCGTGAAACTGGTGGCAATACTTTGAGCGTGGCTGAGTTTTTTGTGGGCAACAACTCCACAGAAATCACGATGGCACGTTTGAACCGTGATGATTACACGAACTTGCCCAACAAGAACTTTACGGCCAACCAGCCGTATCAGTTCTGGCTGAACCGCACGATACCTCAAGCCAAGATCACGCTGTGGCCAACGCCAAGTGACCCATTTGAGCAGATGGTGGTGTGGTATTCACGCCAGATCATGGATGTGGGTGATTTGTCTGGCCAAATTGAGATTCCTCAGTACGCACAAATGGCCATTCAGACCATGTTGGCGCACCAAATGTCGATGATTTTGCCCGGTGTGGACGTGCCTCGCATTCAATATCTTGAGACACAAGCTGAGAAGCTGTTCATCATGATGGAGAATGAGAACCGCGACAAGTCGCCGATCTACTTCGCCCCGAACATTAGCGTCTACACGAGGTAAGAATGCAGTACCTCACATATGCGCATTACAAACCCAACAATGAAGTGTTTTACATTGGAAAAGGGTCTGAATTCCGTGCATCCACAACCAAAAACAGAAATAAACAGTGGCACGATGTAGTGGCGGAGTGTGGTGGTTTCAAAACTGAAATTCTTGGTCGTTGGGAAACTGAAGCTGAAGCGTTAGATCACGAGCGGTTTTTAATTGATTGCTTTCGATCTATCAAAGCGCCATTGGTAAACATTACATCTGGTGGACAAGGCGTTCATGGTTTGAGGCATTCTGATGCCACCAAAACGGTGTTGCGTCAAAAATCTTTAAACAATGGTTCTGTTGAGCGTTGCATACAAATGGCCAACGACCCAGCCATGATTCAAAAACGACGAGCAGCCACTATTGGCAAAAAGCGTACAGAAGAATCAAAAGCAAAAATGGCAAAAGCCAAATTTTATAAATCACGCAAGATTGTTGTGTGCGAACAAAATTTTGAAAGCATTTCTGCCTTGGCAAAATTTCTCGGCTTGTACAGAACTACAGTGCGTAGATGGATTGACGCCGGTCAAATGATCAAGATAGAGGACGCCTATCATGCCAAGATTTCTTGATACGACTGGCAATGCGTCTATTGCCATTTTTATTTGTGATCGTTGCAAAATGAAAAGACCCATCATTGAAGCAATGCCTGATCCAAATTTTAGTGGCCTCAAAGTGTGTCAACAAGGGTGTGCGGATGAGAAAGACCCATACCGTCTTCCCGCTAGGAAAACTGAGCGGATCACCCTACAATACCCACGTCCAGACGTTAGTGTGGCGGTTGATCCGAATGACATCGTGACTGTGCCATACGGCGGTGAAGTCTTGAGCACTGAGCAAAGCGGTCAAACGCCATCACAGGACGGGAATCAACAAATTATTGGATTGCAACCCTGATATGGCACAAGTTTCGATCACCGAACTCCCACAGGCGCAGGCACTACAAGGCACTGAGTCTGTCCCAATTGTCCAAAATGGGGTGACAGTACAGACCACTACCGGTGCTATTTCTGGCGCCGGTGCGTTGAACTATCCATTTTTGACTGTTGGCGGTACGTCTGGCCTTACTCAAGCACGATATTTGACAACTGGTTCTGGTTTGTCTTTGTCTGACGGTGGCGCAGGCAGCACTTTGCAGATCAATCTGACTGGCGCTGCTCAGTCTTTAGACGGCGCATCCAACGGATTGATCGTCAAGACCGGCCCTACAACGGTCAGCAATACCGCAATTGCGGTTGGCACAGGCTTGACTATTGCCAACGCCGATGGCACGGCTGGCAACCCTACAGTGGGTTTGAACGCCACCTTACAAAACTTTGCCAGCACGTCCGGCACGGGCATTCTGTCGATCAACGGCACATCCGTGGGCGTGTTTACGCTTCAAGGCACATCCAGCCAGATTGCCGTGACCAACGGCAACGCTTCAGGCGGTTCTCCTACGGTTGGATTGGCATCGAACCCCACTCTTCCGGGTAATTCATTTGTTCAACTGCCCTCTGGCACGACTTCGCAACGTGGCTCACCTGCTTACGGCGCCTTCCGATATAACACCGACATCGCCAGCTTGGAGGCTTATACGGCTTCTGGATGGGGCGCTGTGGTGTCTGGATCAGGTGTTACGACATTCAGCGGTGGAACGACAGGCCTGACCCCTGCAACACCCACCGCGGGCGGTATTGTCCTCGGCGGAACCCTGAGTGCAGGTAGCGGCGGAACGGGCGCATCCAGTTTAACTGGATACGTTTATGGCAACGGAACTGGGGTAATGACTGCCTCGACCACCGTTCCCACCACGGCGTTGTCTGGCACGGTCACAAATGCTCAGTTGGCCAACAGTTCGATCACAATCAACGGAAACTTGGTCAGTTTGGGCGGGTCAACTACCATTAGCGCCGCTACTACAAGCCCATTGACAATCAGCACCGGTTTGTCTGGCGGATCGTTCAATGGTTCAACTCCAGTAACGATTGCGCTTGCCAATACGGCTGTGACGGCCGGATCGTACGGTTCAGCTTCTGTTGTTCCGACTTTTACGGTGAACGCCCAAGGTCAACTGACAACCGCGGCAAATGCAACGATTAGCATTCCTGCCTCGGCAATCAACTCTGCGATCCAAAACAGCGGTCTACAAAACAGTTCAATTACCATCAACGGCAACACAGTCAGCCTTGGCGGTTCAACAACTGTTACGGCCAGCACCACGTCAACTTTGACGATTGGCACTGGATTGTCTGGAACATCGTTCAACGGTTCAACGCCAGTCACGATTGCTATTTCCAGTACTGGTGTGAGCGCAGGAACGTATGGTTCTGCAACGTCAATCCCGACTTTGACGGTCAATGCACAAGGGCAAATTACCTCAATTAGCACCAATGCGCTGAATTCACCCGCCTATCAAGGCACATGGAACGCCTCAACCAACACGCCGACACTGACATCGAGCGTGGGCACGAACAACAACTACTACATCGTGTCAACTGCCGGTACGACAACATTGAACGGCATTTCGCTGTGGTCGGTCGGTGACTGGGCAATCTTCAACGGAACCACCAGCGCTTGGGAAAAGGTTCTGGGAGGCTCTACAGAGGCCTTCAGCAGCCTTATCGTGACCGGCTTGACTGGTTACATGTATGCCAACGGCACAAGCGCTGTAACGGCCTCTACAACGATCCCGACAAGTGCTTTGTCTGGCAACTTTGTGCCGACATTCAGCGCTGGGACAACTGGCCTGACACCGTCGACGGCTACGGCTGGTGCGATCACTCTGGGAGGCACTTTGGCCTTGGCCAGTGGCGGCACGAATGCTAATCTGACCGCAGTGGCTGGTGGTATTCATTACTCCACCGCATCGGCCACAGCCATC